TGACTGCAGCCATTACACCGTGATAGCCTGTATCGTATAAACCGCTGGTTAGAAAGACACCATTTCTATTTAGCGTCGATCTTGTAATAACCCATCCAGCCTCATCCTTACCTACCTGAATTACATTCTCCATTACCACTTCATAATGACCAGGTTCAAGAATGTAAAACCCATCAGCACCAGGCTCAAGCAAAATAGAGCCTCTATGCTTTTTAATCTCGTTAGATACTTCAAAAACGTTAGGTGCAATTTTATAGAGTTTACCCAGACGAAGATCAACAGCATTAGGTTGCGAATCACCTTCTTGCACCTCCGTTAATAAAGATCTAGAATTTTTACTTAATATATGCTTCATTCAGTCTCCAAAGAAGTACGGATTTTCTACCGTAGTAAATGTTCCAATAGATGTCATTGTATTATCTTTTAAATTCAATTGCCATATCTGATTGGGCTCTGTCTCTCTACTACCTTCAAATTTAGTAGAAGATATATTCATATTATCATCTATAAACAAAGGTGATATTTCATTCCTAAACGTATACAAGCAGCCTGTTTCTTTTCTGTAGTATACACAGCTAAAGGTACCATCAAGATGATCGAAAGACTTAATATCATTCCACTCATCTATGATAATGTTGAGGATCTGTTTAGTATCCCAGGTAGTTTTATACTTACTACTAAACTCTTTGATAGTATCTTCTTTTAAAATACCGTTATGCCATAGTGCATGATCGGGAATAAAATTTTTGGTGTTGCCGCCTACGGCGGGATGAATCGACTCTATTGTTTTTTCATTGGTGGTAGGCGCCTGAATATGGGCTACGCAATATGTGTTTTCTGGTATAATCCATCCATGAAGATCAGGCATACCGAAGTCACGTTTTAGTAACTCTAGATTGCCGGTTTCTATATTGTAGAAAGAAATTGAATGTGAATGTGAACCTCTATAAGAGTTCAGATCAATCATTCCAAGGAGTGTAGTAAAGTCTTTCGTCCCTATTATTGCGCACATCTTTTTTACTCATAATACATTTAAGTTCTTGAAGGGTCAGCTCATAGCTTTTATGCTGAATGGCAATACCACCTGCTTCTCTAAAAGGTTCAACACATGCGGTTGAATCGTCTATTAAAATACCAAACTTAGCAAATTTAGACTTATCTTTTTTTTCATATTCAAAGTTAGTTGGTAGATGGCCAAATTGCTTGCTAGAGAGCCATCTCATTTTTTGAGCTGCTACATTTTTAGCGTTAGATCTATTTCCTATACATGAAAGAATTTCAACAGTGTAGTTGCTAGTAAGATAGTTAATAAGATCTTGACCTCCAGGCATCCATTCTAGAGTCTCAAACCCATTATTATCTACAAATTCATACCAATGACTTTTATCTGGATCATCTCTGGCGTTTAATCCGTAAATAGCTGAATAAGCTTTATCGAAATTAGCAATTACACCATCCATGTCCAGAAAGATCTTCATTTGATTAATGTGCTCCATGGTATATCAATTGAATATTGAATAGGATCTTGTAACCCTGCCTTAGCAAAATTAGCAATACGCTCCGAGCATGATGGGCATTTACCGCAAGAACGTCCTAAGTCATCTGGATTATAGCATGTAAGTGTGTGTGCAAGCAAATTAACCCAGCCAAGTTCCTTACAAATATTAATCTCTTCATATTTCGATAAATGACTAAACGGTGCCATAATCTCTACTTTATGTGTACGATTCTGAGATGCTACTGCATTTAAACTATCTACAAAACGCTGACTAGTATCCCAATAACCATATTCGTCATGAACCTGTAAGCCGGTAAACACATGACTGGCGTTACTGGCTTCAGCCTGGGCCATAGTTAAAGACAATAGAATTAGATTTCGAAATGGTACATATGTCTTAGGTTGTGGATCACCTAGAACATCTTTAATAGTAGGCATAGCTACATCAGTGCCGCCAATATTAGCAGAGATAGGTTTAGCTATTTCACCCAGAATGCCAAGATCTAATACTTTATGACCTACTTCTAATACTTCAGTAATTTTTTTAGCCTTATTAAGCTCTTCTCTTTGCTTTTGACCATAGTCGTATGAAAGAGCAACAACTTTATTAGCACCATATTTCCTAACTAACAGCATAGTTAAGATAGATGAATCCATTCCCCCGGAAAGAACTACTAATACATTTTTGTCTGTATCAGGTAGAGATGTCAATGCGTCATTTAGTTTCATTTTCTTTTTGTATCCTATGAATATAAACAACAGCATCCATAAGTTCTTCTTTTAGATGCTGTAACCACTGATCAAAGTTTAAATCTGTTCGTTCTGTAGTAACACCGTATTTGTTAAAGCCGTGTTGGGAACGAGTAATAAACTCATCGCAAATTTGATTTACATTTTCGTCTGGCGATTTCATTGTCTCGGTGTCTTCTCACAGAAGGATGAAGCCTCTACTATATTTGTATTAATCCACATTAAGGTATCATCAGAGCAACGAGTAGGATTAATATCAATACCACCCCTTCTGGTATAAAGGCAAGTAACCAATAACTCATCTGGTTGACATAGATCCAGCAATCTCTTATAAATGCATTCACAGATTTCTTCATGAAAATGATTTTCCTTTCGCATACTGACAATATACTTTAGTAGTGACTCTGGTGTTGGACCTTTGCTACCTTTAATATGAATATAGACATCACCCCAGTCAGGTTGATTAGTGACTCTACAATTAGATCGAAGGGAATCTGATCTCCATCTCTGAGGATAATCAGAATAGATATCTACAATGTGCAACGTATCTGGTGTTTCGTTGTACTCTGTAAATTCCATTGCTTCTACATTACAGTAATTCTCTAACTTAATAAAATCACCAAGCATAGGGCGAACTGCATCTACATCACCTACTTGTATATTAACTGCTACATGCCCTCCTACAGCTTTAGATAGATCTTCTGAAATTTTATCTTCGATAATATAGAGATCGTCTAAGCTTGTAATAAGTCTAGCCATATTATAGGAGTTTAAATACAGCTTAACAGATTTTGATTCAACAATATTAGGTGAATTGCTTGAATAAGTAAACTTTAACCAGCCTGAAACAGGGAAGCCATTCTTTAGTAATGTAGAGAACTCATAAGCATTCCATGCATCAATACCTTCGAAGGGAAGATTGTCTTCCTCAATACCATACTGAGTACGATTTAAACTTCTAGGAACAGATACTAAAAGCGATGAGTCGACCTCATCGGGTGTTACGTACGGCTTAACTACACTACCATCTCCAGCTTTACCTAGGTGAACAGAAACTAGTTTATTTAACTCTTGCTGATTATCCATCATCGCCCTTCAATAATTTCTACTACTTTTGTTACTCTATCTCTAACTGACCCAGTAACACGTATAACATTTAAATTATATTTTTTAATTTTACTTTCAAAGATATAAGATATTTCTTCTCTAAACTTATTATCAGTACTTCTCACACCATCATCAACGATAGGAAACTCAGGTGGTATATAAAACAAATAGTCATACATAGGAGATACTCTTTGAAAAATATCTCTTACATGATAATAATCATCATCTTTAATCTTACCATTAATACGTAAGTATTCTGTATACACTAAACCATCTAGAGCTGTTCTATCAGTAATCATCTTATCATACATGAATACGTTGACAATATGCTCATGCATTATAAGCTTTTGAGTTAGAGAATTGCCACCCTCGTTAATAGGTAATCCGTAACTAGCAACCCTTCTAGTTACTTCATCACAGATAGTAAACCCATTAAATATTTTTTCCGATCTTAACGCACTTAGTAGTGTAGTCTTACCTACTGATTGTGCACCTGATAACCCTATCCGCATATCTTTTTTTCCTCCATAAAGAAGATCCAGCTTGAAAGAGAGGCTTTTTTTAAAGTATCGTACATTTCATCTAACGATTCAACTCTATTCCTAAAATGCACTGACTTAACTATCTTACCTTCATCTACACCTTCTGTCACTTCATGTATAACACTACCTATGTTAGCGTATGAATCCTTGTTCTCCCATGCTCTCACCTGTGGATCCTTACCTTTTAGATCTGGATATAAATCTATTGCACCTGGATGTCCGTTATAAATTCGATATCGATTGCAAATATCCGGAGGTATGATTCTTAAATAACCGTGTAAGGTTATAGTAACCATACTTCGAATATCATCATCTGGGTATGACTTACGTAGCCATTCCATACAATCGTTATGAGGTTTATTAAGGAATAATAAATGCCCTGGATAATCTTTATATCTAAAAGATATTTTATCCGGTTCTTTACCATTATAAAGAACTACATTTGGTGGTCTTCCAACATGATCAACTATAGCTTGTAGTTCTGATCCTGTTTGAGAAAATAGAGATACCCAAATAGGTTTAGGTCTCCAAGGATTAGCCATTAACGATTACCCTAAACATTTCTATATTATCAATTATTGTATGTAGTTGATCTGGTGTTGGATCCATCTCAATCATAGTAAAAAGTTTTTCTTTTGGTTTGTTAGATAAACCATACTTACCATTATATCTATAGCCTTTAATACCGGCAACAACTGGATTAGAAGTATCTACTGAATCAATAAAATTTAGTGCAGTATAAGCACTAAATTCTTGAGGTAAACCACATCCAAGTAAATGATGGGGCATACCAATATTGATAACATTATCTTGTATCAGTTTATTAATAAGTTTTTGTCTACCTTTCATATAAGAATGATATACAGTTAGCTCTTTAGGAAACCATTCTGTAAATAAACTATAATCGAAAGAAATAGCAATCTTATCTACAACCTCTTCTAGTTGTTTATAGCAGGCTACGATCTCTTCATATGTCTTACCCTGTACTACTCCGATAGCCTTACCGGTGACATGAGGTTTATGAACTACCTTCCAGTCATTAAGTAACTCTATAGTACCTTCATAACTCTCAAGAACGTCAGGGACGATATACCATGTAGGTTTGAGCTCGTTTATCCATTTTGCAAATTGAGTTGGATCGAAGGAATGTCCAAGTTCAAAAATAGAATTATCTAAAATGATTTCTCTTCCATAATTCTTAGCCTGCTTAAACTTGTTTAAGTATTTCTCATTTTCTTCAAACAAATGCACAAGTGCGTAATCATAATCAGTTCGTACTTGTACATAATTAAAAATAGAAATAGGGGCTTCGTGAGCAATCTTAATCATAGGTTAGTCCTTATAAAGTCAGGCCATTCACTCTTATACACACGTATAGTTTGTCGTTTAGTCATGCGACCGGCAAACAGTTGCATTTCTTTTTTTGGGTACCAGGTGTATACATCACCTTTAGGTCCTAAATGTAAAATTATATCTGTCTTGTTAGTTTTATTCAAGACGTCGCCACGAAGTGTAAAGAACCATCCGTCTTTACCGCCGCATTCTTTATCATAATAAAGACTAGAAGAGCCGTGTTTTACATCAATGAAATAATATTTTTCTTGATTACGAATTACAATATCACATCCCATAATTTGAAATAAGCAATCTTGACAACTAACAGCCCAGTCTGTTCCATAAAAAAGCTTATCTTCTTGGATAAGCTTAAGAGCTAGTTGCTCTCCTCTATTACCTTTAGCACCACTCCTACCATGCTTCTCTTCTAATGTCTCTTTAAAAGAGGGCCAGATAATAGAGGCTAAATCACCATCGTGTTTTGTATAAGCGATTTTAATATTATTCATCTTGAATTTTGTCTTGGAATAA